TGATTCTGTTAACTGCTGCCCGTGCCTAGCCTGCTGCTTCAATCTAGCAATAATATGTTGATGGATATCATTCATACTTATAAATATGTTTCTTTAAGATTTTACGGGTACTGGCATCGTAGCTAGTTTGGGTTTTGTTTCTGGTTTTGGCTGTAATTTTCTATTGATTGCATCTATCCAGAAATTTCTAAGGAACACCGGCATATTGTATATGGTATTCCAATCCCATCGGCCTTCGCCGTGCCACATCATATCAAAAAGATTTTTATGAAGTTTTATGCGATCGGTACCACTAAAACCAAAAAATGTCTGATCCAAGTTGAAATCCAGCGGTGAAGGTGCTCCCATCCTCACCTTCAAATTCACATTCTAAGTTTATGCCTGGCATATTATCAAACACGTGAGTCCGGAATTTTTTTGCTTCTCCGGCTAAGAATTTATAGCGAATAAATGAATCAATTACATTGACATCCCGAGAATCATCAATTTGTCGTATCATATTTTTCAATAAATCTGAAATTGTATTGTTATCGGATATCTTTTTTGTTTGTTCAATTGATAAAAATGCAAATTTAATATCATATGTTTGTGATAATATTTCTACGCGATATGAAAATTCACCTTTTCCATCAGACTGCAAATCAAATGGTTTGTGTGTTAATTGTGTTAAATTAACCATTTTATTTAATGAGTTGCCAGTAGCTGGATCTGTAACTGTAACCGGGTATTCTGCACCATATGATAGTATACGAGCTTGTATTAATAATGCATCTCGGTCTACTTGGGCAATATCTGCAATGGTAATTCCTGGAGTTACAATTAAACTATCTAATAATTTATCTAAAACAACTCCTGCCTTAAGATATGAGGCATTTGTTAGAATATCTTCATCATATGCCGTCATGTATCGCATTTCTAATTGGCCGCTTCTTAATGGGCTTGTTTCGGCATATAATTGGCCTTTGCTAGGTAGATTAACAATTTCAGATGGCAACATGCTTCTTTGCGCTGTTTCATAATCTCGTTTAGCAATGCTAATTATATCTTGTTTTGATAACCGATTTGTTACTTGTGTCATTGTGTCCTTTTTATAACTTTTATATAAATATGTACGAACGCGAAAAATGGGGGTGATTTACCCCCATTCACACTAATAAGATCTAATTAGAAACTTAACAATGCCCAATCATATCGAAGTGTTAATTCAATGTTAACAACTTCTTCAGATGACCAATCCAATGTACCAAAATTTGCATCAACAATATACGTACCGTTTAGTTTCCATTCTTCAATCACTTCACCTAATGGAGAAAGTTGACGCAATGTAACTAGTTTTTTATAATATGATGAATATCCATCTCTACCAGTAGCAGATTCATGATGTAAACGAATCCAATCCATAACCGCTTGTGCTCCGGATGGCATAATTGCATCATACAATGATACGGCTATTGTATTCCATACCGATTTTCCTTTTACATAGCGTTGAACATTGATATGATCTAAGGTTATTTCACCGTTCGCGATGCTAGGTTTTGCTGATGATTTAATTAGAAATGCCGGTACATCACCCATTGACATTATAAATTGATGCGCCTTAACTGGCTCCCATGCAAACGCGTTCGCATAAAAATCCGGGCTTGGGTTTGTTGCTGTTGGACCGAAATCTAATAAAGCGCTGTTAACTTGATTTGCTAATGCCATTATTTTCTCCTCAATATATTTTAAATATAAATATATGCACAGTAGAAAAGGCAGAACCGAAATCCTGCCTTTGCCTTGAAACGTTTATTAACTATTCAGGAAATGCTGCGCCTGTCGGTTGAATATTGAAATCTAGAATAATAAATTCAGCCGTACGGGTTGGTTGTAAAAACAATTTACCATATAGAATATTTTGATCTATCGTTTGCGGAGTGTTATTTGTATTATCCATTACTACACGGAATGCCGTCAAACCACGTTGTGCTTTAACTTGTTCCAAGTATGGGTTAATAATTGACAAGAATTTATCGCGAATTGCTTGATCATTTGGATCAAATACCAAATAGCGTGATGCAGATGCAATAAATTTCTTAACAGTAATCAACAAACGACGCACATTTACTCGATCTAATGCACTCGGTAATGATTGTAATGTCTTTTGACCCCAAATACATACTCCGTCATTAGGGAAGTTCGCAATAGGATTAACGCGAGCTTCATACAAGGTATCTCTATTTGATTGACTTAAGTTTTGATATGTACTAGTAACTGTTGCTAAACCACCTCTAGTTAATCCAGCTGGTGCGTACCATGGAGCTGCTACACTGTCATTGAATGTTAATGCACCCGGTATTACTACTGATGGTGGTACCCAAACCGGAACATTGTTTGATGGATTAATAATTCTTACCCATGGCCAATATGTTGCCGTATAATTGTTATTAAGATTAGTTACTTGATTTACCACAGTAGCAATGCTATCTGTTAATCGATTTGAATCCATAACATAGAATGTGTCAAATCGTATATTAGCACATAAATTTCTAGCTTCTGATGATACTGCGCTATGAAGGCTATCAATGATACCTGGAGTTAACAACATGTTAATATCATATTGATCTGCGTTGCTTAACAATGCAAATGCTTTTCTATATGCAACCGTTCCTGTTGCTGATGTTGTGCTACAATCAAAACCAAATGTATTTGTGCTTATAAGATTTGCGCCGGTAAACTTAGGTAAGTTCGGACGACTACCATCAAATCCGCCTTGGAACGGAACAATGAATTTTCTTGTATCAATCAATACATTGGTCGTAAATGTTCCGCCTGTTAATGCCGCTTCCAATGTACCAGTATATGGTGCACCTACCGGGAAATTTGCATTGGTATTTTGCGATACATTACCTAAATAAAAATCTGCATTGCTACCAGTAGTCGATCCTGACGTTGGAGTTGGTGCTAAATATGCTAAGTTAGTTATTACGGTAAAATCAAATCCAAATGGAACTGAATTATTATATATTCCACTAACCGTTTGATCGGTTTTATATGTTACTGGCACCAAATTAATGCTACCAGATACCATTGGTGTTGGTGACGTTGCTGCACGGAATCCAAATGGAATCAATGTATTGCTATTTGTACCTGATGATACTGCTGAATCAACTTCTACTCTAATATATTGAGATAAATTTGGATACTCACCATTGATAACTAGTTCATTGGCTGAATTAACTGTCTGATAAAGATTTCCTATTACTCGCTCAATGTATCGGCTTGAATTTGGATTCAAGTTAACATTAACAAAAGATTGTTCTACTACATCTGGTTGGGCATCGGTATCTTGCGATGTATATGGTGAATTTGGAATATTATTTTGATTAACCCGTCGCAATGTAACTGTGAATGTTCCATAACCTTCTGGATCTGCTACTTCAGTTGACGTTTTGATATTTGATATTTGTGCTTTGATTTCATAATTAACTGATGTACCATGAGACAATGTGTGAAATTTAAACAAATTCTTTGCAACGCTTCCAATCTTTTGTGATGTAATCCATGGTGTTGATGCAACAGCGTAATCTTGTAAAAATTCATAATTAGAAATTTTCTCTAAAGATATTGTTACATTACCCATATTGTTAAAGGTTCCGGTTGGTATTTTATTTTCATATTGTACATAAACCGGATAATCCAATGATTTTGGATTTTTACCAAATATCGTAGCAACATAATTACTATCCGTTGGAATAATAGATGCTGATATTGATGTTCCATTACCTGCTAAGAATGATGGTATGTTGCCATTAATTTCTTGTTGTGTAAATGATCCAGACACTTTAATTTCAAAACTTCCAGATTGATAATTGTTAATTACTGATGTTTGAAAACAATTTCCGGATACGGCACTACCGGATCCTAATACGGATACCGTTGGATGCAGCAAATGAGTTATGTATTTTACTTGGGTAGCACCCGATCCAGATGATGCAACTACTGCTAATGCCCCATTGGTTAATGCGTATCCATCTTCATACAATAAACGTGTTACTGTAATTACTTGTCCGTTACGCAAATATTCTTCCACCGTGAATGGTAAATATGATTCATCCGTGTATGAACCAAACTTATTTTGAAATTCAGCAAATGTTCTGATTTGCGTAGGGACTAATGCAGGTCCTTTGACTGTTGGACCTACTATCGCTGCACCGATTGCTTGAATTGCACCCGGTAAAAACGATGAATCAGTTTCCGATGTAAATACTCCGGGTGAAACTATTCTTTCTGCCATTATTATACTCCTATGATTTTTTTAATAAATATGATATTACTTGGTCAAACCAGAATCTGCAGTAAATGTTCCGTCTGCAATATTGATTTGACCGTCTCCGTAATGTGTTCGGAGTTTGTCAATGCTTTTTTGTTCTTTTTCTTGAAGTTCATACCATTGTTGCATATATCGCTCTTGTTCGCTGCGAGCGTGTTCTAATTGACGTTGCAATGAATATTCTTCTATAGAAATTGAACCTAATATACTACTTATTGATGCAAATTGTTCGCGAAGAGATTGTATTTCTTCTAAATGTTCTTTATCCAGTTTTCTGGTCATAACTTGTTGTCCTTTTGTTTTATTATATGAAAATAATTTCAATTATCCAAATTACATGGAAATTGCAACATCATAACCTAATTCTTCATAGTATAATTTTGCCGAGTTGTGTGCTGCATCAAGGCCTTGAATTTGTGTAGCAGGATCTATATTTGTTATTAAATTTAACGTTGGTAAATCTGTAGGTAAATAGTTTCCTATTTCATATGCAGCCTGATCTGCATAAGTATAAAATGCAAGTTCCATGGTAGTACCATTTGGTCGACATCCAAATTCTATACGGTTATAAACTTGTGATAATTCAATCAATGTACCTTGTACATAAATTTTTTTGTCTTCTGTAGGTGTGATTATTAGTGCCATGATTTTTTTATTATAAATATTAAGATGATGCGCCTAAACCTAAATTCAATATTATTGTTTTCATTGCATTTATTAGAGCATCAGTCGCATCATTTCCGGTATTTGCTGAACCTGAAAGTGCAGGTTGGATTTCTTTGTAAAGTTTTATTATAGAACCGTCGGCATTTCTAAAATTAGCTGATGCGTTTGCTGCAGAGCCTGATGCATACAATTGAAATGAACTTGATATATTAGTTGTCGGAGCAGATCCTGAATGGATTGTTAAAGTATTAGTTGCAGCCGTACTATAATGTGTTCCTGCCGTTAATGCACCTAAGCTTCTTAATACAACATTAGAATTTTTGTTTACAAAGAAACTTCTTTGTGTATTTCCTAAATAAACACTAAATGATTCAATTATTGTGGGTTGTGCTGCATTTACGCCTGTGCCTGTTCCACCACCAAGAACCACCATATCCGTTTGACTGATTGTTCCTGTTATGTATTGACCAATAAATGTATTTCTACCACTTGCATGATTACCTTGGGTTACACGTGTACCAATTGAAATTATATCTGAATTCGCGGTGCCTCCGGAAGAATTTACGCCTATAGCAATACCCCTATC